AAGACCTTATATCGGGGAAAACAAAATCAATCATTCTGAATTTTGGGATTGGTGTAGAGAGAAAGTTAATGAAGGACATATTGTTTTTGTTAGCGAATATCAAGCTCCAAATGATTTTGAATGTATATGGAGTAAAGAGGTAGTTGTGAGTGGAAATAATATACATAAAGAGAAATTAACTAATACTGAAAAACTCTTTATTTTAAAACAGTAAATTTTTGATAATCATTGATGAAAATTCAAATGTTTGGCAACAAGATTTAACTGAAAAAGACCAATTTTATAATTAAATTATAGTTCATTATATCCATCTTATCCATCTACATGTTGGCGAATCATCGGATATAAATAAAAAAGGAAATCATTAGATTTCCTTTTTTTTTATAGTTAAGTTTTTACCAACTACTACCACCGCCCCCACCACCGAAGCTTCCACCACCACTAAATCCACCCCCACCACCACTACTAAATCCACCACCACTACCTCCACCATAGCTACTATAACTATTCCTTCTACGTCTTTCTTCTTCTTCACGTTTACGTTTACGTTCTTGTTCTTTACGTTCTTCTTCTTCTATATCTTGTTTTATATTTGAATACAATTCATATAAATCAGATATGAATTTTTTAAGAATTTCAGCATTATTTATAATATCAGTTACAGTTAAAATCATATATGATGATATTTTTGATTTAATATCATTGAATGCGGATTTTTTATTTATTGATACACCACTATTATTAATTATATGTTCAATTTTAGATATATAATCAGCTAATTTTAATTTATTTTCAGCCACATAAGATATGCTATTTTTACAATTAACACATAAATTGTTTACGGCATTAAATTCATTAACAATTTTTGTTTTTTCAGATATATATGTCGTGTATGATTTAACTGCATTTTCAAAATAGTCAATATTTAAATAATTAACGATATTAGATAAATATGTTGATAATAAATTAATATAATCAATATCAATTTCCTTCAATGTAGCAAATCTATTACCAACTTTTGCATTTGATAGATATTTTTTGTTTTCTAAATATTTGGTATATAAATTTTTTAATTCTACAATATTTTCATTTGTAATAGTATTGATTAATTTATTTTTTTCCAAGAATTTATCATACTTAGAATTTATAGTTGTATTGATGTTAGTGAGTACTTTTAAATTTTCAGAAGTGTAATCGTTATTGATTTTAATAATATTTAAAATTGAATTAATTTCTGAAATATTTGATTTTTCACAATATTTATATTTTACTGTTAACTGTTTACTGATTTCAGTCTTTTTATTATTTATGTCCTTAATCAATTTATTTACATTAAGAACAAGATTATTATAGTTAGACAAATTATTGTATAAATCATTTATTTCTGATTCAGATAAACCATTATGTGTTAAATATACTTTTTCTAATTCATTTGGAATTTTTACATTCGATTTAGATAATAAATCACACATTGATCTGATATCTGTAATCCGATTTTTATAATTTAATAATTTTACATAGATTTTTTCATATTTTGTTATCAAATCAGTTGTTGCAATATTTGTTGTTGTTATTAAATTTTTTAATTCGTCAGGTAATTTTACATTCAATTCAGATAAAGAATTATACAATGTACTAATAATTGATTTTTTATTAGAAATATTTAAAATCAATTCTTTATATTTATCTAATTTGTGATATAAATCATTATAATAGTTAATATTTTCATTTTTGATATTTTTTCGTTTATTAACATTTGGACGTAAATTAAACTTATCATCAAGTTCTCTAGTTAATATATAATCACTATTATAAATCCAATTATAAATAGATACAATATTATAATCTATATTAATTAGATAAGTTTTTAATTGTTTATATTCTTTGTTCTTTTTAATTAATAAATAAATTAAATAACCTAATCCTGCCAATATCACTAAAAATAATACAATATATAAAAAATTAATGAAAAATTTAGATACCGCAGCTCTAAGTTCAGCTTTTTTTTGTTCTTTATTTTTTACTAACATATCATAACCTTCAAATCCAATTTGATTTTGACATGCCATAATAAATGATCGTAGTCCATCATAATATAATTCATTTTTAAAATAATTAGGAATCATTTCAGTATTAACATACTTATATAACCAACCATCTGTTAAAAATTCTTCAAGTCCATATCCAGTTCTATATTCAATATGTCGTTGTGTCTTTGAAAAAACAATAACAAATCCATTATTTAGACCTTTTTGACCAACTTTCCATTGATTTGCCAAATCTGTTGAATATGAAAAATCAAAATCAGATGATGTTGCTAAACAAAATTGAATAGAAGTTTTGTCTTCATAATCTTTCATAAGATTTATCAAATCAGCTTTTTCTTCAGGTGTGAATGCACCTTCTAAATCCATTACATAACTATCAGGTTTATCAATATCCATTAAGTTTTGAGATATTGCATTGAAATAGGTTAAACAACCTAAAAATACAAATAAGATTAATTTTTTCATTTTTTTAATATTTGTTATTTGTCCTAAAAAATTTCAACAAAGATAAGTATTTATTTTCAATTGCCAAAAATTGACCCATTATTTTTAATATATAAAAGCAAATTCAAAAAACAAAAGAATTACTATGACACAAATCGTTAAATTAAACAATTCAAATGAAAATATAATTGAATTGTTACAAAACAAAGAATTACTTATATATGAAGACATACAGGGAGCACAAATTTTTGTAAAATGGGATGGTCAAAAATTTATAATTAAACCGAAATCTATTAGTAACACAGAATTAAATTTTGTTGATTTAGCAATACAAAATTTTTATAATACAGTTTTTAATCACTGTTATAGACTACCTGAATATGTTACAAACTTATTATCACCCACTTGGTGGTTTTGTTTTGAATATTTTCCTGATAACCAACCAGCACATATAGAATATAAAAAAATACCCAAAAACAATTTAATATTAACATGTATTGTTAAAGGCACTAAATATAAATATAATTATAATGAAATTATTGAATATGCTAAACTTTTTAATTGTGATCCATTACCCGTGATATTTAAAGGTAAGTTAAATGAAAAACAATTAGAAATTATAAATTTATTTTTGCACACATCTGAAAAAGATTTAGATTATGTTTTTGAAGAAAATAATTTTACTTATTTTTTCTATAAAATATTAAATCCAAATTTACAAAATTCATTTTTAATGGATGATTTTAATGATAATTTAGAAAAAATTATTATCCGAATTAATGGTAATGATGAATGTTCATTTGAAATTCTAAATCCAAGTTACGAAAAAATGAATTTAAGTAATAAAACAGATTATTTAAATACGTACACATTGATTTTGTTAAACTTTTTAGAATTTTTACAATTAGTTGATTTAGATAAAGTAAAATTGAAAGATATTACAAAAGATGAATTGTATATAGAATTAATATCAGCAATATTCAATGAATATGTAGATAATATCAAAAAAGAAATAAAAGATTGGAATTTGGCTATTCCAGGCTTCTTTTCAGATGATAAATTTAAAATAAATACATTCTTATTAAAAAATCAAAAAACAATAGATTTAATCAAATCTGATGTTAAACTCGAATATATTTTTAAAATTATTTTAGGATCATTTAATAAAACAAAAAAGAAACCTCTTGGTATTTTTGATGAAAAAACTGTAGATCTATTTAATAGAGAAGTTATTAAAATTTCCAATTTCTTAGAATCTGTTTTGAAAATAAACCGTGAGTACTTACTTAGAAATAATGATTTGCTTAATTTTAAAGATTATTTTAATATAAATTATTCACAAGATGGTGATAATCAAATATATCCAGATGTTGATAAAATTATGTCTGAAATCCCGAATGTTGGTGAGAAAAAGAAAAAGGGTTCACCTGCACCATCAAAGCCTACTAAATAATAGGCTTTTATATTTTCACAACTATTTGATAAAAAATTTAAAAAATTTTGAATAATTAAATATTTTCGATTATCTTTGTTGAATAATAAATTAAATCTGAAAAAATGAAAAAATTAATTATTTCTTTGGTATTAGTTATGGCTATTTTACCATCTTTTTCAAACGATTCAAACGATGGAATTTTTGATAATATTTTTAATGTACCTATTGAAAAATTACAAAAAAATCCTGAAGAATATCGTAATAAAGAAATTAAAATTAAAGGTACAGTAACGAAGTCTGTTTCAATCTTAATGCAAAGTGGATTTATTGTTAAAGATAAAACTGGTGAAATATTTGTTGTTGTTTCTGGTAAAATGCCACCAAAAATTAATGATATTGTTTCATTAAAAGGAAAAATTGTTATTGTTGGTAGTATTAATGATAAAAATTTTATTTACTTTAAAGAAAATAAAACAGATAATGAATAAAGAATATGTATTAATGAAAATTTGCAACTAACTATTACAAATGTTATTTATAATATCTAATGTTTTTTTATCTTTCAACAATAATTCTAATCCTGGATGTTTATCTTTAATTTTTAATAATTGATCAAAAGTGACCCATTTATATCCATCAGATTCCCAATTTAATTTAGGTTCAAATTCGTTATCAATAATCCCAATAAAGTTGTGATATTCAAATGTTTTATTTTTATTTCTAAAAATAAAAACTGGTATTAAATCAATTTCACCATAATATCCTGTTTCTTCACATAGTTCATTGATTACAGTATCTTCTAAACTATCATCTTCTTCGACTTTACCCCCCCATAAACCATGAGTATGGGGTTCATTAACATATGATGATCTAAAACACAATAAAAATCTTTTTGTTTCAGTTGAAATTGGTAAACAACCAGCAGCAACATTACCCCAAAAGGAATCACCTGCATCATTACTATATGCAGCATAAGTACCATCACCAAAATATTCAAATGTTTTAATATATATCATAAATTATATTTTTTACTTTTTTTAGTTATTAAATATTCTTTCATATTGAATGTTTTATATTTTTCTGATCCACCAAAAAAGTATATTTTACCATCATCACCAACTTCAATATTAATTTCACCCAATTGATTTAATAATAATCTTAATATATTTATTTTATCTTTATCATAAATATCATCAAAAAACCCTGTACCATGACCATTTCTTGAATACCATATATTACCACCCATTTTATTATCTGATATATCTTCAAATATATCTTCATCTAATTCAATAGCGGTGTTTATGAACCATTCAATTTCTTCTTTTGCTTGTTTTCTTGCATCATCACTAAAATTATAAATTGTTTCATTTATTAATTCTTCTTCATTTAAAAATAATGATGTTTCTAAATAATCATTAATAATATCATCAATATCATAATCAATTAAAGCACTTTCATAGAATTTTTTAAATTTAGTTATCATAACATTATATATTAAAAATAAAAATAAAAAAAGTTGCAAAAAACATTATTTGCAACTTTTTTAATTTATTTCGTTATTTCTTATCTATATTTTATTTATTTCATCAATAATAACATCATTATTATTTTATTTAACTATTCCATGTATTGGACATTTCAAATTAAATATTGGTTCTTTATTCAGATATATTTCAATATTGTCAATTTTCGGACAAGTGCATTTTGGTGTTTCCCAAAATTTATGATATGTTTTATCTTCTTTTTCACCATATAACAATTGCAGATTGTATTCAATATCGGTTAATTTTTTATAATATTTATGTAAATTAGTATTATTTTTAATAATTTCTTCATAAATTTTAAGTTTTTCCAATAAACAATTTTTCAATTTATCCAGATTTTGAGTATCTGATATTCTATCTATATCTACCCTATCCATCAAATTTTTATATTTGACTAAGTAAATATCACTATCTTCGATTTTTTTAAATATATCTTCAATAGACATTGATTCTTTCATATCTTGTAATTCTTCCAGATCTATTTCTGATATTGTTTCTTCAATTTCTTTGAATATTTCATTTTTATCCTGTGGACCACCATGAAATGATATTTCATAGAAAATAGCATTAAATAATTCAAAAAGTGTAAATTGTTTATTACCAATATTAAGATTAATTGGAACTTTTTTATCAGTTTGTTCCATAACTTTATTATAATCAAATATATCAACAATTGTATTTATCTTTATTATACAATTTTTAATATTATTTAATGAAATAAAATCTAATGCACAATCTTCTAATTTTGGTGATATACCACGAAGTGATGGTGATATATTTAAATCATTATCATATTTATCACACAACCAATATAATTCGACATAATCAATATCTAATTTTTCTGTTTGATTGTTTTCAATTTCTTGCAAATATGGTTCAAGTGTTAATCCACCTAAATTCGAATAAAATATCTCATTAAATTTGTCGATATTTGTCGATACAATTTCAAATATTCGTTTAATTGTAACACTTTCACCTAATTCAACATATTCGCTTAAAAAACTAACAATATCATCAATATATACAATTTCCACACCATCTAGTGATGTGGAAATTGAATATTCACTATAATAAATATTTTTATTTGTTATTGTTATCATTTGAATCAGCTTCTACATTTTCAACAACATTTTCTACTTCAACATTTTCTACTTCAACAACATTTTCAAGATTTGAATCTACTGAATTCCAATCTTCAGTCAATTCATCTACATTAATTTCAGGTCCAGAAACATCTTCTGTTGAAGTATGTGCTTCAGCATTAGCTAATATTTCTTGTTGCATTTTAATGTATTCTTCCATTAACTTTTTTTTACGTGCTTTCTCTGTAAGTTTCAAATTAATTTTATAAGTATTTGATTTCAACTTATGTAATTTACGATGTTTACTTTTTGGCATAATATTAATATTTTTTCTTAATATAGATATATTTTTATAAAAAGTTTAATAGAAAAATTAAAATTTGTTTTTTATTTCTACAACAATACCTTTAACTTTTATTGGTTCAATAATTTGCCAATTTTCAATATAATTAGAATCAACAGGTTTTCCATTAATTGGATTAATTGCTAATGTTATATGTGGAAATTTAGGACTATCAGTAATATTTGGTTTTTCAATGTTGAAAAATCCATACACTTTAACTGCAATAGCTTTTTCACTTATGCCTAATTCAGTAGTAATTAATGTAATTTCTTCACCTAACCAATATCTTTTTATATGTTCTGGTAATTCACCTAAACATATTGTCATATGATCACATATTTTAATCCAATCTGAATATACTGAATTATTATAAATAAATTTAGATAATAATAAATTTTTCGAATATGAATCCAACACAATAGATGAATAAACTATTGGTGTATTACTTTTATAAAAATGTTCAAATATTGTAATCATTATCTTATATATTAAAAATTATAATAATATTTTCTTATAATGTTTAATAATTCGAATTTTTCTTTAAAATAATTACCACATTTATTTATATTTCTAATAATTTCAATTAATTCAGATTTTGTTTTTGTTATAAATCCGCCTACCAAATAATCATTATAATATTTTTGTAATATTTCATCTTCATCGAATCTTTCTTCTTTTTCTTCTTTAATATTATTATCAAAAAAACTTTCAAATAATGTTTTTTTCCATTTTTCTTTATCTTGTTCATCAATATTTTCCATAATATTGTTCATATCTTGGTTTTGTTTTTCAAACAATAACTGTTCTTCTTTTTGTTCTTTATTCGAATTATTTTCCATAATATTATCAACAATATCTTTTATAATTGTGTTTTCTTTAAAAAATACATTTGGATCAACTTCATTTATTTCTTCTTTTTCTTTTTCTTTTTCTTCAATATTTTTCCATATTTTATTTGTGATATCTATTGGTTCAATTTTTTCAGATGATATAATTTGTTTAATTCGTTCAAATGAATTTTTATCACTTAGATTAAAAATACCCAATGTTTTATAATCTAATATTTTATGTCTTGATACAGGTGAACTATATTCTACAATATCAGATGTATCAATATCTTTAATTTTTTCTATGATATTATCATAAATAATATTATGTTCATTAAAAAAATCATCAGGGTTAATACCATTAAATGGATTAAATAAATGTAAAAATAAAATTATTTGTATTTTACTTCCATCATCTAATATGTAATAAGTTTGATCTTGATTAATTACTGTAACTATATTATTAGGATCGGATTTTGATACATATTGTTTATTGATTGCATCTAAATCATTATCTTTTATATATTTTTTAATTGCATCTTCGAAAAAAGAACTTTTATTTATGTTTTTTTCGGATGTTAAAGAATCAAATGTGTTATATAATGATTCTTCGATAGAATATGTTTTTGTTACTTTCATATTTTTTTTATTTTTTCTATATATATTATTATATATCAGTCCAAATTGTTAAAAATGACAAAAATGTTAAGTTATTAAAAATAAAAAATACTTCCAGGAATCCTGGAAGTATTTTAAATTAATTTTTAAAAAAATTAAATTATTCTTCTGTTACGTTTTCTTCTGCTATTTTATATTCGGTTCTATCATCACTATTATAACCATCCATAGCATTAAGTGAATTTACCCAATTTTGGAATTGATTTGTAACTCGTTCTAAAATAACACCATAAGCGTTGAATAATTTTGTCATTTTACCAATTTCAGCCAATACTGTTCTAAAATATGTAAAACTATCACTTCCACCTTTTTCTTCATGTTTCATTAACAAATGATATAATAACACTAAACTTTGAATTGAACATATTGGTGTAAATGAATCAATTGATTTTGGTATATTTTTGAAAATTTCATTTGTTGGTTCTATAAACTTCGTATATAATTCCCAATAATTGAATATTTCTTGACCATTATATGACAATTTATTTGTTAATGTATGATCAACATAATGCCATTCTTTTCGTGATAATTCGAAATTAAAAGATATAGAACTATATTTAGCATTATAATTTGAAAATAATTCTTTACCATAGGCAAATAATTTAGTTCTATCTGATTCAGTCATATTTTTAACTTCATCTGAATCTGTACGAAATCTAGTTAAAAATTCATTTAGATTTTTATAAGCACTTTCATAATTTGTCAATGAAGTATTTTCTAAATACATTCCACCAAATTCATTAATAATACTTTCTGCATCTTTCAATTTAGCATCATTAGGATTATTTGCTTTATATTCTTCTCCTTGAAATAATGCATCATATTCTGCATTTAAATCAAATTCTTGATTTGCTGTGAAATCAAATAATTTCTTTTCTTCCATTAATATCTCTTATTTTTTTTTGGTTTTTGTTCTTTTTGTTCTTTTTCTTTTTCTTCTAATTGATCTTTTAGTAAAATAATCATCTGATTTGCACGTTTTACCGCATCATTACCATATTTATCAAATATACTATTAGAAGTCATAATATTAGGTTTACCTATTTTAAGTGTGCCTTTTTCATAGTTAAATTCTAATAGAGCTAATTCTTGATCAATTAAAATTGTTTTTGCTTCATCATCAAATGAATCAAAATACTCTTCATTAAAGCTAACTATTAAGTCTGCTTTTAGTAGAACTGAATACCTATCTGGAATTTTGATAATTTTTAATAGGGTTTTTTGTTTAGCATCCGATTGAAATAATATTTTCAAATCTGTTGGAAAACTTAAATTTTTTTCTAATTCGTTAAAAAATTCAATAACGTCTTCTGATAATTCATTAAATTGTTCTTTACTCATAATTATATATGTTTTTTATTATTTTTAAACATATATTAAAATAAAATGATAAAGTTTATAAAAAAATAAAAAATGCTATTATTCCAAATATCAAAATAAACATTAAAAATATTATCCATTTTTTTAAATCCATATATCTAAATCTAAGAACTATTCTAATATTAAATTTATCAATTTGTTTAATATTTTTTGTGTCTAATTTTACATATTCCAATATACCTAAATTAAATAAAAAATTATTTATTTCAGTAATAGTATTATTAATATAATTATAAGCATATTTATCCATATCTTTTTCATCAAAAAATGGTAAATTTATTACTGTATATAATCTACCAATCCAATCATATTGAATTCCTAATGGATTAGGATTATTATTAATTCTACTGTCAGCTAATATTTTTTTATTATTTTTTAATAGTCTTATATATTTGTATAAATGATACAATCTTTTCATATTAATTTTTTTATTCTATATATTATAAAAAATGGGTTCTATTGAAAATAAAACCCATTTTTTATAAAAAACATTTTTTTTTTTAAATCCAGGGGGAACTTTGTTGAGATGGTTTTGCCATTTCATCTTTAATATTTTCTAAGATATTTCTAATATATGCAACATCATCATAAAATTGTTGTTTCTTATTAATTTCTAATGTTTTATCATCTACAACCACTTTGTTTTCATTAACAGATGTATCTGGTTTATTTGATACAGTTTCATATAAACCTTTAATTGTAGCTAATAAATTTGCTTGTTCTGATGGTACATCATTTATTAATTGTAATGTTGTTTTATACTTATCAACAGATTTTAATACATTATCAAATTTAGTATCATCTATTACACTAATTAAAAATAGTCCTTTTGATAAATTGGTAAATCCATCTAAATTACTATTTACTTGTGTAAGTGATGCTGCAAGTGAAGCAAAAGAATTAGATAATTTATTAATTGATTCAATTTTTGGATCAAGTGATGTCAGATC